CCAGTTAACCGGAGTATTAACAGCGTTCTGTGACATAACTACGGCATTAAGAATGTGGTCATAGAATGGGCGCATCTGGGCACCCCCTCCTGGTAGTCCTACCCAATCCCCGTTAATATCGTATGTCTTTACGATCCTCATATTAACAAGATCTACACGTTCTACCTTTGGTCCAAACGTACCTAAGCCTGTGAGAATTTCACCGTTAATTGATCCTTTTCTAAACAAAGGCTGAGTTCCTGATACTGTAGCTGTAGAAGTAACACTATTAGGATCTACAAGCTCTGTATCAATAAACCATTTATGCCATGTGTCCCCCTGTAAGAAAAATAGAGAGTTAGTTGTTCTCTCATATCCTAAACCAGCTTGACCAGTAAATGAAGCACCAAGGTCAAAGGTTTCTATTGCACTACCGGCAGGAGTCATTCTGTGTATTTCAAAATTTCCAGCAGTACGATGAGTACTCATATACACCGTGCCACTATCTGTAATAACAACACCTAGAATACCAGGAGCGTTTAGTCCAGAGTTAATACCACTACCAGCGCCGTCTGTTGTCCATGTAGGCCCTATACTTTCAACATTTCCGAAAGGTAATTCTTCGCCTGTTATCGGATCTATTAGAACAAATAAAGTTGAGTACCATTTCCATTGATTATCTTCAACACCGGTGCCAAATGCAAAAGCGTATTGTTCAGAATCGCCAGCAAATCTAGGTTCAAATCTACCCGCACCCCCAATCCAATCTGAATCATTAGCGCTTCTGGCTATAGCAGCACCAGTCATAACTTCATGTAAGCCAAGGCTAGAGGTGCCATCTAAATCATTATCTTCTGTGGTGCCCCAATCGAAACGATTAACATCAAAGAAGCCAAAGTATACATTACCATTACTGTTCCCCGGCAATATCATTGCCTCAAGATTTATTTCATCAGGAGCGCGAATGAAAGTTCTGGTTTGAGAGTTTACCTGTTCAAGATCATTTCCTGCTGAATTTTTAAATATACGAACACCATCTTTTGAAAATAAACCTCCGGTGTTCTCTGTCCAATTTGTCATACTCTCAAACGGGAAAATATCGGTGCCGTTAGTAGAAACAACAGCTTCAATTTGTGGGATACGATTACCAAAATTGAGTAGAGGCATGTCATCAAATACAATAGTGCAAACGCCTCTATAAGCGGGAGTTATACCAACACCTACGTTAGATTCAACCAATGGATCGGGAAGCTGGTCCTCATTACCCAGGCCAATTCGTAGTGAGCCTGTAGAAAAAGCACCAGCTTCCCCTGTTAGCCCAGATAGGCTAGCATCTATAATAGGTCCAGTAGCATTAGAGAAATCAGCGATTATCTTTTTATCAGCATAGATTTTCTCAACAACTTCAACAGGGAAAGCAGCAGGACTCTCACACGCTAAACACATAAAGTTACCGAAGTAGGTATAAGTTCTAGTGGTTGTGCTGCCGCCACCACCTTTACCTCCAGCACTTGATTTAGTCTTTTTAACACGTTCTACAATATCTGTGGCCCAAACATAGGTCACACCCATACGCATGGTGCCATATAGGATAGGAATAGCAGCGCCATATTTGGAATCTGCAAACGCAAGATCTTGCATTCGCGGGCCTTCTATGTCTTGACCTTCTGGCGGGAAGATCAGCCCACCGATGAATGAACCCGCGACGAATCCAAGACCAGGGTATCCGAAATATAATCCAATAGCGGCCCCGGCTAAGCCGAAAGCCATTCTGCCGTCTGCTGCACTCATTTTTCAACCATTGGAAATTGCCATGTTCCTAAGATATGACCTGGGTTAATGATACGACTTTCAACAACCATCATCATACTAGGTTTGTTGAAGCCATGAATAATATACATATGATCGCCGGGACGACGACTAATTATGCCGAGATGTTGTGGGCTACCCTTAATGAAAAACAGACACACATCTCCTAGTTTTGTTTCATCCGTTCTTACCAGAAGAAAGTTCAATGCTTTAATCATTCTCTTAGGAATATAAGTCTCTGGGTAGCCATCAAATTGTCTCATAAAAGGATCTTCTAAAGCACCGGGTCTGAAAGCTGATAAATCTTTTCCCACATTCATAACCAGTTGGGCACAATCAGTAACACCGTGTACCCAAGGGGTTCCGAGCCATTTTCTAGCTTCAGCTACTATCTGTTCCCGTGCTACTTCCATTCTTCGCCTGCCCAGTCATCAGTAATGAAGGTAGGTGGCACACCGTTGAGCCAATGTTGAGTTGATATGGCTACAACCACAGTGTCCGCTATTCCTCCGTGTAGTTCTCCTGGCTTGATATGGAGTCGCCGTAAATGATAACGCTTCTTAGGGTCAAACGTACAATCATATGGCATCACTTCATCCCCAACCCAAGCCAAACCACTACCCGTTAGGTGAGATTCATATGTATCTATGTTAGGATGACAATGCGCTGGTACAGGAATGTTAGGATATAGTGTTACCTGTTCAACCTGAAACTGCCCATCCCTAAATAGAATGAACTCATGACTGCCTTCAGATTTCTTAACCGGATCATCTGGAATGTCAAAAGGTTTATTCTCCCACCACCACTTTGTAAACATTCTGAGGTTCATGGCTTTGTCTTTCTCTTAGTGGTGAGCCATTCTTCATCCACCTCTACGTCTAGTTCATCGACATACACAGTCATCTCAACCTTGGTCATCTCCATAGGATGTATGTGCATATGCATCTCGGCTACCAAAATATTTAGGGGCTCCCCTTCATCATCAAAAAGTTCAAACTCGTTAGTATGCTTTCCAATCTTAATTCTCATCGTCTTACTCCTTATCCTGTAGGTGGCGGATTCGGGATTCTAAAGATCTGATCATTTCCTGGGAGATCCGGTTCCGCTCTGAAGTTATATACATTATCAAACGTCGTAGTACAATCACCGTCCCGTAGGTGGTCACAGCCTGCTACTAGGGTAAGAGCGTCAGCCGCAACTATGAGTCTTGGCATAGGTTGGAACAGCCTTATCGTTTTAGTACTAAGGGTCCATGCTGAAATTCCCTTTTTACTAATCCCCCCAAGGGCATTGTTCCCCGTGGTCCAATCAACGAACCCGCCTTGAAAAAAGGCATCTGGTGCATCTGTAGTCGTAACGATAGAGAATTCCATCTGGTTGGTGACAACATCAACGGTAACATCAATTCTTCTGCCTTGTCTGGTCGTGAACGTAATGTCATTGTCCGTTGTGGTTCCTCCTATAGTAGTATTCCATGATGGCTCTCCACCACCAGTTGTTCCTGGCACAGTTATCTCAAACCAACGATCATTAGCTGATACAGGGAGAACCATAATCTCTTCTGTAAGCCCGCCAGCATCAAACGGGTTACGAATATTGGCAGTAAAGTCTCGCGCTGTTGTCCAGGTCTCACCAGTTATATCTATTTTACATCGAGCATCGCCTAGATCTGCTCTGCATAGAGGCGCGGTAAGTTCAACAATTTCCTTAACGTACTTCTGCATCATGCCACGAAGTTCGGCAAACATCTGAATACCGTTGTTTACTTCGCCTAAAAACCCTCGCCGTATCTTTAAAGCACCATCACCAATAGAATTATAATTGATAAGAAATATTTTAACTTCAGCAAAATCCCATAAACCGTCTCGTACATCTGCTTCAGTAAATCCGTTAGCTTCAAAGAAAGCATTGATCTCGGTATTATCTACACCAACATCTGAGCTAGCTGTTATAGAAGTTCTGTCAATACCAGCAAGGTGACGATATGTAACAGCACCAGCACCGTCATTAAACACAACATCTGCATCTAGATTTGTGAAGCCGAACACAGTTGCATCCACTCTTTGCATTCTAATCAGAAAAGTGAAGCTCTGGGAGATAGCATTCATGGCGGTAGTGAACCCGCCGCTAGGGGAAGTCTTAACCATTACTGAGGATCTTTTACTTCGAAAATATTTAGCTGTGGTATCTCACCAGCCTGTGCCCAGATAGCACTGATACGCAGGATCTCATCGTTCTCATCAAACCTAACCGGTACATTAAACTCAGCGTTGACTTTTAGCTGATGCACACCACCGGGACCAGCGCCACCTGTAGATAATAAGGCCGCATTTAGGGTAATAGCACCGAGGGCAGTAATGGTGTAATCAGCCGGATCAAATAGCTCTGTGGCATCATTATAAACGGTGAGCGTTCCTGAGACTATCTTGTTTATGATCCGATTAAAATCTGGAGCTATACCGTCATTATATAGTTTGACAACTTGGAAGGGGCCTGTGGTATCATCGCCGTCAGCAATAACCTGGGCTGTAACGTCGGTGGGAGTAACAGGATCACCGATCTTAAAGTCCGTCCAATCTTTGAACAAGAAACTTCTAAGCGCACCACGTCTCATATAGTAAAAGTCACGAATTTCTTCAACAGCAAGCTCAACTAAACCATCGTCTTCCATACGTAGAACACCATAACTAATATCCCACTCACCACGGGTTCTAGTCCACTCCTGATTACGTTGCTCATCGCCAGAATCTGAGGTAGTCACATTGGTTTTGAAACCAGGGCCACCTAGGGCTCCGCGTTCAACAAATACAGAAAGCTGTACTTCATCATGCGCCATTATCTATTCCTCTGTTCCGCTCTACTTACGGCGGCTGCAATTCGGGACGTTACGCCCCCTTGATTGCGTCTAAACCTATCAGCGTTCTCTGCACCAGTTACATTAATGGTTACATTGGTTCCACCCATACGTCGTCTTCCGCCGCGAGGGATGATCTCAACCTCTTCTCCACGTTGAGCATTGAATTGGACCAGTCTATTATCTAAACCACCGTTAGGTATAGCGGCTGAATTTCTGCCACCTACCATAAACGATCCACCGCTAGCAAACGAACCTTGGTTGAGTATATCGAAGTTGCCTGCGCCTTGTCCGCCTAATGATCCGCCGTCGTTTACGGAACCAAAACCATCGGTGCCTGGAACACCCCCACCAAATGTTCCAGCGGTAGCATCAGCAATCACACCAAACAGGCTACCGAGACCGCCGCCAGCGCCACCTTCCTCACCACCAGAAGCAACAGCACTCTGACAAGCAATGGTAAGCTGGTTAAGACAAGCTGTGGCAGCAATACAAGCAGAAGTAAATGCTGGTAAGGTAGCGGTCCCCAAACCGGTAAGTTGTGTATTCATGGTCAGAAGGTTAGGTTGCATAAGTTGAAATTCTAAAGCAAGAGGTTGTGTTGCTGTAATTAGAGTTTGATTGGCCGCGATTACAGCTTGTACCGCACCGGTTTCACCCTGCTTGGTCCCGACCATTGCTTGTACTGCTGCTGTTTCTGCTTGCTTAGCTGCGACCAACGCTTGACTTGCCGCCGCTTCTGGGTCTTCACCACCACCAGCGCCGGGAAGAATATTACCAAGTACGTCATTAAACAATCCGGTTATTTCACCGATAGCTTCTCTAATAAATGCTCTAGCAATCTCTTGTCTAATAACGTCAAGAAACTCTCGTATACTAAATATACCGGTCTCAACGAAGTCAACAAGTCTATCTTCTAGGTTCTGGAACACAGTAGTAAATGCAGCTTCAACATTGGACGCAGTATCACTGTATGCTTCCTCAATTTTAAGCATAGCTCTTTCGGCACCAGCAGCCATAGTTCTCTGAGTTTCTAAGAATTCAACTCTTAGTCTTGACGCTTCTAATCTAAATTCTTCCTGTGATATACTAGTTCTATCCAAAGCCTTTTGCAGATTTTCTAATTTCTCTTCATAATCAGTAGCAGCATTACCTACACCAACCATATCTCTTTCGGTTCTTTTAAGAACTTCATTTGCCATAGCTTGTGTTGTTACGCCATTTTGAGCAGCTAGATTAGCTTCATTTTGTGCCTCAGCGTATCGGCGGGTGGCGGCGGCTAGCGGACTTACGGCTTCTAATAATGAGGTAAAGTTTCCTGCAAGCTCTTGAAATGCTGCTGCGGTAAGAATAGCTTTCTCTGTTACAGTTAGGTTTTTACCTAGTTCACCATTCAAGAGTCTTATGGTCTCTTTATAATCAGTTACAGCATTTCCTGCGCCCAACGATGCCCTAGCCACCCTTCTTAGAATTTCTTCTTCAGGCAACAGTAACTCTAATTTTTCCTTTATTGCATCAGCCAATATTTTTTCTGCTTCTGCCTGTGCTTGGATTGCAGTATTGTATGGACTTATTGAAGCCACTAAACCATCTAAAGCATCTTGAATCTTTGCTATTCTTTTTGCTTCTGCTTCATCTGGTCTATCAGGTATACCAAACTGACTAGAGCCTCTAGGTAGATTTTTTAATAGCTCCGCAATAGCTTCTGGCGACAAACCAGAATTAGGATCTGATAGAAGCGCATTAATGGTTTCTAATGTTTTTTGAAAATTACCCTCAAGAGTTCCTCCTAGTTTCCGCGCAGCTTCATCAGATTCAACAAGGAAGCCACCCAGGGCTTCAACCCCGTCTATGACTGCCTGTAGAGCGCCTTGGGGTGTAGTAAGAGCACTAACAAGTCCTTCTCCAAAGAAATCATCTGCTAGCTTTCCTGCTTTCTCAAAGTCACCTGTAATAGCTGCTATAAGAATTTGACCAATTGTGCTACCGGTTTCAGCAGCCAGAGTTACAATGTCTACGAAAAGATCTTTGAAGAAGGTAAGACTGGATAACACAAAGCTTCCTAGAGCTTCAAGTATTGCGGCAAGACCACGGATGAATAACGCTGGAAGGGCTTTAGCCAAAAGCTCCCATTCGTCTGCAAGTGTTATAACAAGCGCAATCATAAAAGCTATGGTGTTCTTAGCGATGTTGGCTAAACCACCCATAGATGCAATAGTTTCTTTTATAGCATCACCGAAAAGGAACCAAGCAGCTATTACTGCAACTATGCCTAGTGCGCCTGAAACAGCAGCGCCTATGCCTAAAACAACACGACCTATGAATGCAGTAATTCTCACAAATGCTGCACCAAGGTTGAAAACAAGTTTTGCTACTACAGCAATTTTAGCCCCTAAGCTTACCATTTGTGCAATAACAAGATTGAGTGCAAACGCACTAATAAAAGCTGTGATGCCGATAACTATTGCGCCTAAGTGATCACCTATAAACTGAATAGCCCTTACCATGCCATCCGCAGCACCGGTAGTATCGTTTAAAGTACCAGCAAATAGAATAGCTTTATTTCTTAGCTGAGTAAACGCATCACCAATTGTTATATCAACTCTTCCAAAACTATCAGCGGTTTTATCAAAGGCAGCTTCAATAGCTTTTATAAGTCTAGGAAGCTTTAGAAGCCCTAGCTGCGCCCTGTTTAATGGTCTTAGAAATCCACCGAGAGCCTCTGTATTCGCTCGCGGATCAAGAAATCCAAGTTCGATTAATTCTGGCGTAAACTCTCTGGCAATGATATCGGCTAATGCTGGCAACTGCTCCACAACCGATGCCAGTTCTTGTCCTTCTAGAGCAGCACCAGCAAGACCCTGAGCGAACTGGATAAGGCCAGCCTCAGAAGACGCAGCGGTGCTACCAGATAACTTAACTGCTTTAGTTACCGTATCAGTGATTCGAACCAGTTGATTGAAATCTAGTCCTAATGCAAGAGTTGCTCTTGAAACTCTGAAAAGAATCTCACCGAACTGTTCTACAGCCACACGATTATCATTCGCTAATCTAAAAGTTTCTTGGCGAAGGGCCACAAGAACTTCTTTATTATCGGTTAGAAGTTTAAGTCTGTTATTCAGATTAGTGAATGCGTCAGCTAATCGAAAGATACCAGAGAAAATAGCTACAGATGCAAAAATAACCAAGAATGAACGTAAGAAAGCAAGGGCTCGTCTAGCTGAGTTAGCTGACTTACCAATAGCCGCAATGTTTCTCTGAACTCTGGCTGTACCAGTAGTGCGAAATTCAATTACATATGTATCTCTACGCGCCATTATGGACCTTTAACGTTGAATGATGTAAACCCTCTACCACCGCCAGCACTCGGAGGTAACATCC